ACCTTGCCATTCAGGACTTCCACTACTTCAACTACAAAACCCTTGATGTTGTTGGCGAGTGGCACCACGACCCTGAGCCCGTTAAACGTGCTTTACATCAATGGAATTTTCAAAACATTGAGGTTGAAGAAACAGGGGATATAACAGGACTATTTTTTGCAACAAAGAAGAGATGATAAATATTAACGGAATTGAACTCCTCGATTCGTGGGACGGGTCAAAGGAGAATGTAACGGTGGTGGTTAGCCCGCCGCAAAGAACCTATGCAAGCGCACCGGTTTTGCCAATTGACATTTACCCTGAATCCTATGAATCCTATGCCATTGCATTGTTTCGAGAGGACAGGGCAATTTCAAAGCCATACGCTTTAATTGCTTATGAAAGCCAACGAGACGAAAAGCTGAATGCGTTATTTGAAGATTTAAAAAGAGTATTCGGCCCCGACCTTAAAATTGTAATTCAATGATCGAAATCAACAAAATCTATTGCCTCGAAGGCGACACCCACATAACCAACGACATCCGACGCACCGGAACGCTCAAATGGGACAAAACCTTTGAGAAGGTGCTACAACTCATTGGGCGGGGAAACGGGCGGGTTATGGTGGACGTAGGGGCTTACATCGGGGATAGCACCAAATGGTTTGAGGATGCAGGGTTTAAGTGCCATGCTTTTGAGCCCATGCCCGATGCGTTTGAGTGCCTTGAAAAGAATGTACACCCCGATACCACCTGCTATAATTTGGCCGTCGGGAACGGTCAGACCTATGGCACCACAACGGAGTCCGAAGGAAATTTGGGCGGTCGCAGCCTAATCCTAAACGGTGGCGGCACGATTGCTCCTACCCTTGACTTCTTGTTCCCCGACGGCATTGACGTGCTTAAAATCGACGCAGAGGGCTTTGAGCCTTTCATTCTCGAGGGGGCTGCCAACATCCTGAAAAAGAAGCCTATCATTATCATTGAAGTCAATGAAGAGGCTTTGGCACGGTTCGGGTTCGGGCCGCAGGATATTTTGAAGCATCTGGAGGGCTATGAATTTGAGGAGGTGTATCGGTATGGGCACGGTCAATTTGACTTGGTCTGCTTCCCGAAAATGACCTTTGCCATTGCCATGCCCGTCTGCAACCGCCCTGAGTACACCGACAAGGCGCTGAAGGCGATTTATGCCATGGAGGGGTGGGGCGGGACAATTCATGCCCATATAGACCCTCAACCCGACGGGACAATCAATCAAGACGTTCTCGATGTTCTCAAAAAATACCAAGTAGGAATACGGGCCGCAAAGACAAAACTCGGCTGCAACGGCAACGTAAAGGCCACCCTTGACCTCGCATGGGAATCAAGTCCCGACGTGGTTATCTGCATCGAAGACGACGTGGTGGTAACTCCCGACGCATTCAGGTACATCAAATGGGCCGCCCGACGCTACAAGCACGACCCCACTTACCGAACCATCGGGCTTTGGTCTCATAAGGACGGATGGAAGCCGTCTATGCCGTGGAATGACTTGGAAGCAACCAAAGTGATGGAGCAACCTGCCTTTTCTGTGTGGGGATGGGCTACATGGAAAGACCGCTGGCAGGAAATATCCGACAACTGGACCACTGGACCCGACGTTCACGACACCTCATGGGACGTAGTAATGCTTTCGCAGCTAAACGGCAGGAAAGAAGTGGTGCCATCCATTTCCAGAGCAAACAACATTGGAGCCCTCAACGGTACGCACCAAGGCGCAGTTCACCCGACGGTGCTGGCTTCCGGATTCGACACCTCCGGAGCGTATTGGGCCCCGATGCCAGACAAGGCGAAAAGAAAGGTCTTTGTGGTTATGGGGGCCTTCGGAGACATCTATATGATTGCCAAGCACGTCCCTCCCGGTTCCATCATTGCCACATCTCCGCACTACGCTGACATTGTGTACGAACTCTTTCCCGACCTTGAAGTGTTTGAGGTGGAGGGCGACCGCAATAGCCTACCCAACGTGGCTGCCATGTGCGCATACAAGTACCCGACCTACGACATTATTGTCGCCCAACAGGACGGGCAGGGAACTGACGTGGTGAAACCGTACCGGTCGTATCAAAAATTTCAAGAGGCAATGGCCCGTTCATAAAATGCACAACTACAAAAAAGTCATCATCAATCTCGACGGGAACTCCAGTAAGATTCAGCATCGGGACATCGTCGAAAAGAACATTGCAGAGGCCCTGCTTGCCCTGCAAATCCCATACGAGTTCTACAAGTCAAAGCGCAAAGGATTTAAGGTGCTGATGGAGGACATGAACCAGCCGGATACGCTCTATATTTTGGCTGATTCGCTCCAATATCATTTCTGCGAGCAGCCGCATATTGTCATTTGCCGGTCAATTCCGTGGGTACAATCTTCCGTAAAGCCGTCCACCATTGGCCGCCTGACTAACGAGATGCTATTGCAGGACCCGACCGAACTCATCGCAACCATCGCAAGAAACAAGGTGATGCGCCAAGAAAACGACGCCCCTGATTGCCGGACCTATCTGCTTTTCAACGACTATGCCGAAACCACTTCTGACTCCTTCGGGCGTAACGGCGGGGCGGCAATGTCGTGGATGGTTTGCGGGATAAACGACATCCACCTTGAGTTCTTGCCATACGAAGAGGAGGGAAGGCCGTTTGTCAATGAAATGCTAAAGCTTGGCATTGAAAGGTGTAAGCACCCCGACGACATTCTGATTCTGACGAATCGTGACGTGTGTCTTATCCCTGAAGCAACGGGGCTCATAAGAGCGTTCATGGACAACCGCAATATCGACGCCTGCTTTGCGCAGAGGGTGGATGTGCAGTATTCAAAGCCCCTGACCTTTACGGACCTGATGGGTAAGCCTCAGTATTCAGGGATTGACGTTTTCTGCTTTCGGCCCTCCTACCACAAGCTACCTGAATTGCTCAGTGTGAATCTATTGCTTGGCTTTGAGGGATGGGATAATCTGTATGCCAACATTATTCAATGCCGCCTACCTTTTTCGTGCGCCTACCACTGGCCCCATATTGGCGGCTGGCAAACAGACAACAACGAAGGGAATATGTTCAACAGGCAGCAAATAGCGGCCCATGATTCAAATGTGATTGTGGACGGGATGAACGGGATGGTTTGGTACAAAAGAAAGCATTGAGGCCCCCGAAGAGGCCCCAATTCCTTACGCCTGAATTGCACCAAATGCAGACCGGACGCTGGCAACAGACAACTTCACCGTAGTATTGTTAGCCGCCAAAGTGGCAGCGCCATACATAAAGGTGGAAGAAGCTGTGGTTCCAGGAACGGAAGCAAGCGTTGGCCAGTTGATAAAATCGCTGTCGAATGTTACCAACTGCGACCCCGGCGAGCCGAGGGGCTTGCCAGATGAAGGCACCTGAGTAGCAACCATTGTTCTTAAAAGTCCCATTTCAGTAAGACGGATTGTTTTTGCCCGTCGGGACAAAGTTATGCAATTCTCCGATAAAAGAATCCCTCCCGACTCCAGTTTTTTGACCGCACCTGGCCGTCCTGCTGCTGCTGAACGTACCACTTTGCGTTCCCGTAGTCGTTAATATTATATTCTGCCGTACTCAGCATAAGCCTTGACATGGCGCCGTCGGACTTTTCCCGGTCAATCAGGTTGAAGTTCATGTCGTCCTGTATCGCCTGCTTGAAAGGGTAGCGGATAGGCTGCTCGACAATATTGTATGAAAACTCCTTCAGGTACACGCTGTCGCCCCGCAGAAACGAATTGTGGTATTCACAGGCGTCGCCAATACTTCCGTTCTTAGTCTGCTCACTGCTCCCAGTGAAAATCCCGATTTCCTGATTTTCCTTTTTGTTTTCAAACCCCAATATCTCAAACTTTTTGAGCATGAACCCAATAAGGCCATGTTCAATCATATACTTCTCAAAGGCCGCACTCCGGTTGTTTTCAAGGGATATGGGCATGGAGTAATATTGGGCAATAAGGGCCATTTGCTCAAAGTCCCAATTCGGGTTCTGAGGGTCGTTTTGCCTGTTGACAAATTCAAGGAAAAAGCACGGGGTAGGCAGATAGTCGGGCAAGGTCATTCCCGTTTCCTCAATGTGACGAATATTGGCCCGCTCGTATGCCTCGTTGAAATAAAGCTTGCCCGATGCCCCCTGCTTTGACCCTTCCTGCTTCACCTCTGTCTTAGCGTAGGGGTCAAGGCCAAGGATGCCCAGCTTGTGGTTGAGCGGAATGAGTACGTTGTTCTTGGCTCCGAACTTACCGATGGTATGCGCTGGCGGCTCCCAGGTCCTGAACACCGGACCCTTGGAGTCATCCACCCATACGGGCAGGCGGCAGTTCTTCTTGTCCAATGCCTTGAAATATCCGGCCTTGATGCGGCCCTGAACCTCCGGAACGTCTACCGCTGAAAGCAAGTCGCTTAGGATGTTCACGTCGAACGGGCAGAACGGGTTGAGGCTGGAAAATACATCGTATATGGTGAATGGGTTCTGACGCCGCTCCTCCATCCACAAAGACTCTCTTTGCTTCTTTTTCTGTTCGGCATCAAGTTCCAGCTTCCTTTTGGCCCCCATCCGGACAAGGGGAATCCCCTCGGAGTCCTCCAGATGCCGGTGATTGGCCTGCATATGCTCCCATTGCTCGTCTGTCGGGTCGTCGATAATGTCCTCTCCATACGGACCAATGAATCCAGGCTGTCCGATATAGGACGGCAAAAACAGGTTGCGAAGCTTGTTTGAGGTGTACAGGTATTTGCCTTCTTCAGTGGTGGCAAGGTCAGCGTCGAAAAAGAACTTTTTGTAGTTCTTGCCTCCCTTTTCAATCTTGTTTGAGGTGGATGGCAAAAAGGCAAATCCGGTCTTGCGACCCATGTTGGTCATGGTCTTTTCCTGAATTGACCACCACTCAGTGATGTCAAAGCGAATCACCTTACCAATCTCATCCTGACCAATCATGTTCATCTCGTCCCCGTCAAAGCCCATCTCGGTGGACGTTTCAAGGCGGATGAGGGAGTTAAGGGCCTCAGATTCTTTGCCCTTGCGCATGATGTGGTGGCTTTCAGTAAAGCTGATGCTATCCTTGGTCACCTCCATGGTGTAGCGCATCCACTTGGGAAGCTTTTGAATCGGAATAACAAGGAACTTGCGGAAGTTGGCACGGGACAGCTTTTCATCCGTTGAGGACAAACCGCAGTTTTGTTCTTCCCTGAGCGTTGCAAACCAGTAGGCGAGAAAGTGCTGAAACATGGTGGCCGAAAGCCGGCGTCCCTTAGCGTAAATCACCCCGTACTCCCGCCAGAACTTGTAGCAATTCCAGCAATAAAGCATCACAAGGCGGTCCCTGTTCCGGTACTCTGGGAACCCGTCTTTGGTCTGCACCTTGGGCCTCCAGTACGTCAGGATGTTGTATTGCCAAGGCGTTATCCACGTCAGGTATTTGCCCTGAATGAAAAACCAATAGCCGTCACGGTAGTTGCGGTCATCCTCCTGAATAATGAAGTCGGCCTGAGATTTAGTCGGTGCCTTGGGGTCCACGCCCTTCATGAAGGCGGGTTCGGGCGTTCTCTGAAATTTAGACTTGGGGTCCCCGTAGCCGGGAATCTTGGTCAGGTCTTCGGGAATAGGCGGGGTGCGACACCAGTCTGACCAGATAAACTCAACGATTCTGCCGTCCTTAATAAACTGACCTTCCCGCAAATACGGTACAACATCCGGCCTTGAACCATCATTTTCCATTTCGTTTCCGTCTTGCGTCAAGGAAGGTTCCGTTTTCGGATGCGTACTTCTGCTCAGCGAAGTCCTCGGCGGCATCTTCATTACCCCTAAACACCTCCAGCTTGACCTTTTCGATCAGCGAATATACTTCATTGAGGCTTATGCCGTTCTTAATTTTGGAAGTGTAGCTCTGGTTTTCGTTGGACTTACTCTCCTGCCCTGCCATCTCCGGCTCCCGCAGGGACTCATTGACGTTGTGGACCATCTGGATTAGGCTCCACAGGTACTCAGCCCTTGCCTGGCCTTGAAAGTGCTTTCTCGACGCCGATTTTAGCATCTCGTCGGATGGAGTGAAGCCTAAAATTCGAGACGCCTCGTCTCTTCGCTCGCTCCACGTTAAGCTCAAAGAGATTTTCGGCGAATAAACCAGCTCCGTCCATTGCATTAACAAGTCCTCCGAAATCTGCCCATGACTTTCGCCAGACGTTGAATATCCGTCTAAGGGCGTCGAGGTACCACGCTTCTTGCTCATAATCAATACGCTTAAAATTCAGTTCTTTCAAAGTATCAACGGCCATCTGAACGACCACGTTGATGAAAAATATCTCTACCTCACTTTTCCGGCTCAGTTCCCGGTGGGTCTTTATCAACTCCGAAATTGACTCTCGGCACCGCTCCGAAATAAGGCCCGTTATGTACCGCATCTCCATGCCCTCGTGCCCCTCTGGATAACACGGCAGCCCGTTCTTAAACAAGGGCTTGCCGCTTGTGAAGTAGGGCGTTGGGGTTTTGTAGACAAAGGTTTTGCCTGTGAAAATCTCAACAAACCGATAGCCAGACGGGGTCTTTTCCTTGCACTCGTACTTGGCAATCACCGTCTCCCCGGCCAAGAAAACATGGTCCCCCACCTTTATGGGGCAGGGGAGCCCGTCTATAACTTTGAGCGTGCGGCGGCTGTTGATTTTCTTAAAGGCCATATCATTTCACAAACGACACCACGTCCGTAGTCAGAAAGGTGGTGGCAACGCTACACGCATTCTGAAGGGCAACCCTCAAAACCTTTGCGGGGTCAATAATGCCCCTTTCAATCAGGTTGCAGAACTCATCGTTCAAAGCGTCGTAACCCTTACCATATTCATTGTGGTAAATAATTGGCGGGGCGGCCTCACCGTAGGGCTTCTTGCCGGCGTTGTCAGAGATTTGCTTGCTTATGGCCTGAATAGCCATATACACGCAGAAAAGGCCCCGCTGGTAGTCGTTGACTATCGTCTTGGGGTTCTCTGCCGCAAGGCCCTTCACCAGCGGAATGTCAATCGGGATGTTGTAACACGCCCCATTGAAGGTCGCCCCGCTGCCGGCCACGAAGCCCTCTTCGTTTGCAGCCCGACACGCTTTGATGGCATCGTCCACCCTGTCAATCTTTTCCCGGAGTTCGGTAACACTACCCGCTCCCACCGAAAGCACGGCAACCCCGCAGGAAATGGATGAAATCCGGTCTTTAATCTCCTGCTTCCGGCTGGGGTCGGTTTCCTCATCAGCAAGGACGGTAAGACCCGCAACCCTTGTCTGGATAGCCTCGTCGCTTCCACCGCCTTTGATAATAAGGGTATGCCCCAGCCCGATTTCGGCCCGTTCAGCGCTACCCAAGTGCTCGATGGTGGCGGCCTCCAGCTTAATGTTGCGCTCCTCGGAAATAACCAAGGCCCCAACGTAGGTGGCAAGGTCGGTGGTGTAATCCTCCATGGCACGACCCTGTCCGGGGCATTGCACCGCACACATTTGAATAACCCCGTTCACGTGGTTTTGAACCACAAACGCAAGGGCCTGCTCGTCCACCTCTGGAGCAATGATAAGCACGGGGCGCCTCTCCTTTTTAGCCTCATTTGTCTTAAGGACAAGGTTCAAAATCGGGGCAAGCTGCTTTAGCTGCCGCAAAGGGCGCTCTGAAATCAGGATGTACGGGTTTTCAAGGATGGCAAGGTTGCGCCTTTCGTGCGTAATGAACTCCTTTGCCAAAAGCCCCCTCTGGTGCTGCATTCCCTCAACCAAGTTGAAAGAGGTTTCCTTACTAACCGACTCCACCACCGAAACAACCCCGTTCTCCCCGGCGGCGTAAGCGGCCTGAGCAATAATGTGCCCCAGCTCTTTGTCGTTGTTGCAGGAAATGGTGGCAATCTTTTTGAGCAAATCGAGGTTGCCGCTTACGGGCTTGCTTTTTGAGGCAATGTAGTCCACCACGTAGCGGGTCCCGTCAATGATGCCCCGCTTTAATTCGTTGACGTTGACCGTCCCGGTTTTCAGGTACTTAACCCCGTAGCTTACAAGTTCTTGAAAGAGGATTGCTGAGGTCGATGTGTTGTGTGTTACAATGTAGTTGTCGGTGATATACAGGTTGTCTGGGTTTGTTACCTGAATACATTGCATTTCGGTAAACTGCCCCGTCTTTTCTATGTTATATATTGCTAAACCCTTTTTACGACCTTGCCTCTCAAACAATCTGTAAATAGGCGTGTCAGAATAAGAACCGCCCTTTCTTTTCATCTTTGCAATCTTTGTTTGCTTGCCAAGACTACGGCACAATTCACAAAAATCTTCTGCCAACTGTGGACTGATTGTAGTGAACTCAAAAAGACCTCTATTATTCACGTACCCATCAGTATCCATAAGTCCACAAAAAAGACGCTCTCTGGATTCTCTGCTTGAATACAAATAAGACTTTGGAATAAACTTGTTCCCGCTCCTAACACCAAAGAGCCCTATTTTTTCTAAAAGGGTTTTTATACGAACTCCATTATCATCAATACCAACAAATTTTACTCTGAAATAATTTTTTCTTTCCACATAGGACGTATTAAAATAAATCCCTTTTGGAAGAATAATTTTATTTAGAACGTGCTCTTTTTGTAGCCCAAGAGATAATTCGATACTGCCGGTTCCACTAAGGCTTCCATCCCCAAGGAGAAGCCCAATCAAATATGGGTCTAATGGCATTTCGTTTATGTCTTCAGTAAATTCTACTGGAGTAACTGGAATGTAAAAGTTCCTGTTTAAAAAACCTCCTTTTTCCATAGAAACCTTTCCGCTATCAACCATTTGCCTAACGGTCATTACTTCTTTTTCTTTCTTGTCTTTTTGAGTTATACACCACAAATGATCCTCGCAGCATTCAACTATCCTTCCATCGGAGAAATGAATTTTATATATTTCCTTTTGTCCTTTTGGAAAAATTGCTGCCACATTTTGAATCGTTCCGTCCGTACCACATATCTCATCGCCAACCTGCAATGACCCCATTTCTACAAACCCGGTCGGAGTTAATACTTTTGAGTATAATGGCTGTGGGCCGTCACCTGACGCCATAACTGTCTGAAAAGCAACCTCTTTGACAAGGTCGCCCCCGGCTTTTTCGATGGGGTCCTCAAGGAAAATGCTCCGGGCTACGGTGACCCCGTCCTTACTAATATGCGACGGGCCGGACTGCTTGACCATCATTACGTTTCTACCCCTTGCTCCCAAGGTCTTTCTCACCGCATCCGCTGTTTTGTCGATGCCAGCCTTTACCCTGTCACGGGCTTCGTTTCCAAATAGAATTTGATTTTCCAATTTTTTAAATGTTTAATGATTTCCACTCCAAAATTTCATCTCCAATCGCCTTTAGCGACCGGTACTTGACCAGAAACCCGTTCTGGTTCTGCCACTCCTGATTCACATACGAAGCACGGCCCCAATACACCACCGTCCCAACCGGCAAATGGTCATTAGGCTTGGCCACAATGCCCTTGTCCAAGCAATAATCGTAGGTACTCACCTGCGCTGCCCTTGTCGTGTCAAAGGACGTTAGCTTCATGGTGGGCTCAATAAGGCCGCTGTGCTTCAGGGGTATTCTTTCGCAAAATATCCATTGCCCCATGGTTCTGCCATCCACTTCAATCATGTAGTCCGGGTTGACAAACAGGCACCCGTTCACAAACAGGGAGTCCCGACGGATAGCCGAGTGAGCCTCAAGGAAAGAAAAGATGCCACGTTTTCCCACAAGGTCCGGCCAGCGGTCCTGCATGGAAAGTGGGGCTTTGACAATAATCCCCTCTTCGGCAAGCCCCTCTGTTTCCTCGAATAGCTGAGACGGGGAATAAAGCCTATTCAGCTCCCCCTTGAGAAAGGTGTCGGTCAGGCCGTTCACCTTTACAAGAAAGTGCTTTAAAGGCTGAACCTCGTAGTCAACGTAGCTAATCGACATCGGGGAGAACGGCGTGAATAACGTCCTGAAATACGATAAAATATGTTACGCCCTCCCGCTCAAACGGGAACACTCGTTCCTTGGAATACAGAACCACGTCGCCCGCTTGAACCAGCATCGGGTCGTCGGGGCGTCCGGGTCCGGTGGCAATAACGGTGGCCCGATGGTTGTATTCCTTTGCGTAGTCGGGGATGATAAGGGCCCCAATCTTTTCTTCCTGGTCAGGACGAAGCAGGACCCTTGTCCCCAGCAGGAGCTTTGTCGGTGATGATGATGGTGATTTTTCCAATTTTCTTGTGCTTTATGATTCCTTTCTCAATCCATCGGTACACGGTCATGGTGCTTACCTCTTTGAGCCGGGCAAACTCGGAGACGGTATATTCCGATATGGGATTTTCCATAGGGCAAAGTTAAACCATAAACATTTGGATTTGCAAATAGCAAAAAAGCCCCAAGCAATGCCGGGGCCTTTCACCTTTCAAAATGAAACACAGTTTACTTAACGCAATAATAATTCTTTTATCCTTTCCAGCCCCTCCTCAGCTTCCTGTTTTGTCTTGAAGCAATTCCCGATGGCATGGGCATAAATGTCGTCCTCGGCCCCGGCCCACCACTTCTCCTGCGGACCATGGGATAAATCAATAGCCCAGTAAATGTCAGCTCTTTTGGGGGTGAAGCGGGGTTTGTTTGCATTCTCAATCTCCTTCAATATCCCCTCAGCGTCGCTTGTCCTAATTACTTGCTGTCGATACATAAGGTATTGAGCGTAAGATATTCGGCCATGGGTCAAATGCTCGTCAAGGCAATCATAAAAGGATTTAAAAATCTCATATTGCATTGAGGGGTTCAGTGGCTCGTCGAACGGGGTGCCTTGTTCCTTTTTCGCCTGAATATCCGCTTCGATTTGGTCTTCGAGTTCGGAGAGTTTGCTTTTTTTGGATTCTTTGCAATCGGCAATTACCGTGCCAGGCCACGGAGTAAAAGGGTACGGATTATGTTTAGTGTGAAACCGGATAGACTCTTCCCGTAAATCGTTCCTAAGTATTGCTGCCGCCTTATTAAGCGGATCGCCTTGTTCCGCCTCTTTTGCCACCCTATCAAACCATGACTCCTCCGTGGATGCCTTGTAAGCGTCCTCCATGTTGGCAAAAAAAGACTCGGCAAGCCGGGAAATCTCGGCTTCCACCTGCTCCCTATTTCGGTCCAATGCCTCCCGGACCAAGCTTTTAAGCTCCTCGGTGCGCTTGGCTGCGAATGATTGAAAATCCATACCCCAATATTAGCGTGTAAATCTGGTTGTCTTTCTTGGTTTCGACAAAACGTCCATACCCCTCGACCGAATCACATCACGGGTCAACGAAGCGGCCAGCAATTCAATGTCCTCGTCCTCCTCCGTTCGTATCCGAATGAAAGTATCCGTGGCGATAATCACCTCGGCGTTTACCCATTTTTTGTTGTGGAAGTGGCGGACTTGTTGGGTGCGGTGGAATTTGGTCATCTTCTATCTCGACGTTTTGGTCCGCCCCATTCTTCTGGAGTTGGTATGCTTTTATCAACTCTTCTTAGGAAGTTGATCTCTATTCTGGTTTTTAAATCAGGACCAATCATGTCCTCTATTTTGGGCAGCTTGATTTCTTGTGCCGTGTCTTGTTGGGTGCGGTGGAATTTTGTCATGTATAAAAATTGATTGTCGGCACCGGGCCGAATAATGGCAGTTGCTTAACGTGGTTTTCAATCCGCTTTTTTGCAGCGGCAAAGTAGTCGGGGTCTTTCTCCCAGATGTCAATATCAAAGCCCATTTCAATACAGGCAATCACGATGCTCATGCTTCCTCCATGCGTGTCTAAGATTGCATCTCCGGGCTTTGCGTAGTTCTTTAAAAGCCATTTGTAGAGGGCGACGGGTTTTTGGGTGGGATGGACCCTTGTTTCCTTGTTTTTCATGTCCTCCTGAAGCATCCCAGCCCACCTAAATTTAAGTCTTCTGACTGCAGTAGAAAAAGAGGTCCAAGCAAGTTCACAATCCGCAAAGTCCGATTCACCATTCTCTTTATCCCAAACAACCCAACAGCTTGAATCAAAAGGGATTTTACTAATAAAATGATTTGCACCCCAAATGATTTGATTTTGCGAATACCTCCTGATGTCATCAAAAAAACCCTTGGCTGGAGGCTCTTTGTCATTCCCAGAAAAAGGCTTGTAGTCTTTTGCTTTTGCAATTTTACCCCTTGTATGGTTTTTTGAACCATCCTCTCCTATCCCATACGGCGGATCAACAATGGCCAAATCCCATTTCTTTCCCATCTCGAAAGCCTGCTGGCAATCCCCTAAGTAAATGTTTGCTGTCATACCCCCACCACAATTCTCACATAATTCCCTTCCCGCTTCTCAAATTCGCCCTTCCATGTTGAAAGCAGCTTCTCATTGTGGGCACGGTGCTGCGGCAAGATATATTCTTCAAAAACCATTACAGGCTTCATATCTCGATAAGATTTAACCAGCGTCGCCTTGGGCTTCCATGACGAGGCGAGGGATTGGAGTGCTTCGAGTGGGGTCATTTTAATCTGGCTTGTTTTTAATGCAATCAAAAATAAAGGCTTCGTGGGCCTCTCTTGTATCCAAAAGCTCGTTTGTGTCGCACCGACGATACATCATGCGCTCTTGGTCGTAAACAATAAAGCGATGGGCTTTTTTATGTTCTGGGAAAGAAATCTCAATAAGATCTTTTGCATTTTCTGGTCGATAACTCCAGTGGTGCATATTGTTGCCGACTGTTTTTGGTTTTATACTTTGCGACACAAGCCTTGCCTTTTGTTTTTCTGGGTATTTTTCGTTGTATTTTGCCATATCCCTTCTTTTTTCTTCTCGTGTGGGCTTGTGCAAAGCTTTATACCCAAGTCTGTGATACTTTTCCCTGCCTCTTGTTTTTTCTTTTTCTTTCCATTCAGGATCAAGAATTAAAACATCTGCACGGTCTTTTGTGTCTTTTTTGGTACACGCTTTGCATTTATTTAAATGCCCATCACTCATTCCTTTGTGAGTGTAAAATTCAGAAAGTGGCTTTGTCTCGCCACATTTAAAACAAGCTTTGCTACTCATAATTTATTTATTTTCACAAAGCTAATCATTAAAACGGCAAAAACAATACTGCCATTTTAAAAGGGCAAACTATCCTCCTGATCCCCTATCGGAGCGCCGCCGGGAACAGTATTTGGCGCACCAAAAGCATTAAAATCAAGAGGGTTTTGTGCGGCAGCCGGAGCCTGACGTGGCGGCAATGAAGCGCCTTGCGAGGGGGCGGCATCGTTCCTGCTTCCAAGTAGAACCAGTTCGCTTGCGGTTACTTCCAAGGAAGTTTTCTCCGTTCCGTCCGCAGCGGTATAGCTCCTTTGAGACAGCCGACCCTCAACCATTACCTGAGATCCTTTGGTAATGTACTTTTGGGCAATTTCGCCTGTTTTGTTCCAAGCAGCAATTTTGTACCAAATAGTCTTTTCGGGGTCTTGCCCCCGTGCCGGCTGGTTGATAGCGATTGAAAATTCACAAACGCTTCCAGATTGAAGCGCTTTGGTTTCGGGGTCCTTGCCTACATTCCCGACAAGGGTTACTTTGCAATAAGATGCCATAAGATTTTTAAATTTCACCAAATATACCACCCCGCAGGGATGGGTGCAACAGGGTTTTCGATGGAATAGCGTTATTTCCGGATGAAGTCAAAGGGTACGTATCCATCCTTCTGATCTGGAAAAACCATCGCCGGCATAAAAAAAATCTCAGCCTCGAAATCGCAGTACATTGGCACAACGCAAATGCCTTTGTTTGGGGAAAAGATTCGCAAAGAACCCATTTTTGCCCCTACTGACCTCAAGCCCCTTGCAAGAATGTTTGGCTCTATTCCAACCCATTCAATCGGCTGCTGCACCATATTCTCCGGCTTTACAACGGCCCTGTAGTCCGGAAACTTCACATCCCATTCCGACCGGATTTCCAGCTTGCCGTATGTGGTTACGACCATCGCAGTTTCATTCTCCAGCACAAAGTCAATGCAGTCATCCGAACACCAGAACTTCCATGTTTTTCGATGAATCATCATTCCGTTGATTTTAGCCAGAATCTCATCCGGAATCATCTCCAGTTTGACTTTGACCAAAACATGAGCGTCCGTCGCAACGGCATATTCGCCGTCAATGAACACGCAATTATAGGCTGCCAATACTTTTACGTTTGAGCAAGCCAGATGCAGAGGTGGTAGATTCAATTTTTTCATGCTACAAAATGAACATGTCTATACCTGTGGTCAAAAAGCGTTCGATGAGCAAACAAAAAAGCCCGACCAATTACGGACGGGCTTTTGAATGGGAAAAGGGGAACCTATTTGCCTTTCAGCTCTGGCTTGCCAGCAACAGGGTTCAACGAAACCGCTTGCTGGGTATAAACCGAAATGAACAACTTCTTCAATACCTGATCGCCCCTTTCCAGCTTGATTACGCAATCCCCGAAAGACAAAGCCTTAATCTTTGCCTTCGTGCCCTCTGCCACAATATCGAGAACGCTGTCGTTGTTAAAGAAAAACTCAACAGGCTCCGTTTCTTCCGGCAGATTGATTGTGAATGCCTCCCCAACAAGAACATCAACCTTCTCAACATCAAAGGCCGTTACGTTGGGGAAAATGAAATTGGCCTTCATGATTACTTAGGCTCAGGCGTCCCAACGGTGATTCCCAAAGAAGCCGCAAGCGGAGTGGTCACCGCCAAAGTAATGGTTTCGCCAATCTCAACAATGCCTTCTCCAAGGTCAGCGTCAGCAACAACGGCAAATTCGGAAATGCCAGGCTCGCCAGAAATCAAGGTTGCAGAGAGTCCGTCTTCGGAAACCTCAAGGGTTGCGTCGCCAGAAATTTTTGTCCATACCGGATTCTCAACCTGTGCTGGGTTTTCAGCAGCGGTCTTAGGGGAAAGAACAACAGGAATTTTTTGCTCGGAAGTAATGCTAATTACAGATGCCATGTTTTTGCGTGTGTTAAAAGATTTGGTCCGCAAAATAACCCTTCCACTATTACCCCTAAAATATTTTTATGGCATTGTTTTTAGGTGCGGATTGGATATAAAAAAACCGCCTGAATCTCAAGCGGCCTTTTAAAAACAATCATAAACCCTAAGCAATCGTTTGTCAAAATAAATCCTTCTCCATCCCCGCCTTCAACCCCTCCCACTTGTCCCCGTACACAATCTTGCCGATTTCATCGAGGTTGCGGGATAGCTCTGCGAAGAGTTCTTTTGCCGTCTTGCCGTCCACAAACATATCATTCAAAGTTTTATCCGGCTTGAATAAAGTGTGACAGAGGAACCCAAAGTGGGCCGTGAATATGTCTTTTTGGTCTGGGGTCATTCTCCTTTCAAAACTTGTTTACAAAAATCAATTACTTTTTTCTCAATGTCCCTTTGAGCCTTCTCCAGACTCCGCCACTTTTTGCCTTCGGGGAAGAAATGAAAAGTGGGGCTGGTATGGGCGTGCCAATACCCTTGTTCCTGATGAATTTGAAAAAGAACCGTTTGGCCCTGCATAAGCCAAAATTCGGGGTAGGGTTGCAAGGTCATGTCGAGCCAAGTCATAACTCAATCTTTTTCGGGAATGGGTTTTCGAGTGCGATATTTTGCCAATTCGTTGCTTCGTTACTTATATTTTGAACTCTAAAGCCCCTTTCTTTTGTTTTCCCAATAAAATAACCGCAAGCAGTTACTTTCGGCTTTTCAACCTCCCCATCCCAGCAATAAACAAAAGTGCCCGGTTCCGGCAATACTTCCGGCCTACGGACCTCGTAGGGTTCGGGGAAGAGGGTTGGGACGCACTTAGAAGAAATAGCCCCGTTCTCATTATAAGAGAAAAATTCTCCTATAAAAAATACATGGGTTCGATATTCTTTAATTTCTTTCACCTCCCCTTCCACCCCAGGAAACAGGGCCTCGTCGTAAACCTTTTGGCCGACATAGAATTTTGTGTGTTCCATGTGAGCAAACCTACCACCTGTCCGGAAATCCCGGACAACTGTTTCGATGGATGTATCAATTTCCCCGATAAACAAAAAACGCCCCCAGTGGAAGCGTCGTTTGCTCGTTTTCAAACAGTATGAATCTATAAGAACGCTTGCCTTTCGGCATTGTAGGCCACGTCGTCGACAACGTAAGCCCGGCACCACCTCCGAAAAGGTTCGAGGCAAATGTAGCACATCAAATCTGAAATCAATTACCCCCATTCGACGAAACGACGGGAATGCTCGATGGGTGGGTTATACTTCTTTGATTGAAATGCCATGCACCTGCTTCATCAGTTTTCGCTTGGCAATATAGGTGCTGAGTTTTTTTGTTGCCTCAGACTTAACATCTTCCACCACCAGTTCCCCAGTTGCTTGTATTCGGTACACAAAATCGGCAAAATAGGACATTTTGCGTTCACCCTTTTGTGCCGGGACCAGCACAAACTCAACCTGTCGCTCAGGCAAAGTTATTTCGCCAATTTTCACCAAAAGCATAAGCTCCCGATACCGATTGTACTCTTTTTTGGAGTCAAAAGTCATGCCGTCATACAAGACTTTTTCGTTGTTATACTTCGCTCGCCTTGCCTTGCCCTTCTTAACTTCAAGCAGATGGCTGTTTTCCGGCCTTTTGGCGGCCTCTGACTTGCGAAACGACTCAATGTCCCATCCTTTCATTTGCGTTCGTTGTAGGGGCTAATAGAGGCTTTCGTTGGGCAGCGGGATGATATTTGGCTCCAATTGGCTGTACTTCAATTTTCCAAATATACTTGCCTTTATACATTCTGTTGTCTTTTATGCAGTTCATTACTGTTCTTTGGTTTGTTCCCGTTTGTTTATACAATGATTTAAAGGATTCGTATTCCTCTAATAAAACCCCGCTAGAATCGTATTTAAAGACTTTAGTTCTTCTGCGAGTTTTTTCTAGGCTTTTTGCATTTTCTCTCCCATGCAGATACCCTAGTTGCCTCATTCTTTCTGCCGCCTTTTTTCTGGAATTATCCATAATCCCCGTATCAAAAGCGTGTCTCATATTTTCGGACAAGGTAGTCCACTCCAAATTGCTTGCGCAATTATTCTTTTTGTTGCCGTCTTTGTGATTGACCTGTGGCTTGTTTTCTGGGTTCGGAATAAAATGCAACGCCACTAATCTATGAATTGTTCCTCTTTTGTTTTTGCCGCCAACCCACATATTAAAATATTCATACCCGTTTTTGCCAAAGTTTGTTTTTGAACTTTTTTGATTTGTTGATCTAAAGTTGCCAAGGTCTGAAATTTCATAAAGACCGTTTGAGTTTTTTACACTTACCCATTTTTCTTGCGTTTCCATAAAATGAAAGACCCCGAACTCAAACGCTGCTACACATTCAAATCCGAGGTCAGTTGTTGGTTGTTAAACCAATATTTTTTTGCTGGTAGCAGACAGCAATACAAAGGTAATTAATCTCCTGAATATTCATTGGGAAGTTTTAAAAGAATTGAATACTCCGAGAGTGCCCACGTCCGGATTGCTTCGTGATAATCTTCGGCTTGTAAGGTGTTAAAGTCTTTTGTTGAACCACCAAACACCATTAGTTCGCCTGTTATTTTATTCAACCGCTCCACAGGGTTAAATCGCTTTTTCAGCTCTTCGTGCATCTCCGATGGAAAATATCCGAAACATTCTGCCAATGGGTTGACAATGCAGGCGAAGTAATAGCCCCGTTGCGAATCACTGCGCTTTTTGCGCCACTTTTTGATCTGAATGACATTGCGGCCTTTCAGGGCTTTGAGGACAGCGTAGAGCCGGCGCTTGTCCGGCTCTTTGTCGAAATCAATGATTAAATCGACCATGGTGGTATGGAGTAATGATGTTTTTAGCCCCGTGTTCAAACCGGGCTTGTTTTGAAAGAGACAAAGCGTATTCCACGGCTGGATGATTGTCGGAACCCATATTCCCAAAGTACATAATC